AGTAGATCAGGTCAACCCAAGGAACGATGGGAAGATTACACAGTCACATTCCCAAGACTAGTAAACCCTTTAAAAGGATCTGAGCTAATGAAAGAAGGGTTATACTCTACAGATGAGAATACTCTTAAATCATTACGAGGACCTAAAAAAGCTAAAGAAATAATTGAGACCTTACTCTTTCGCTCTACTCTAGAGAAAAGATTGTCAACATATTATGAAGGGTTAGTTAATTTAATTAAAACACTTAACTGGGATGAAGGAATGATATACGGACAACTTAATCAATGTGTAGCTAGGACAGGTAGACTATCGTCTAGTAAACCTAATCTACAAAACTTTGATGGAGAAATCAAATCGTTATTCACTTCAAGGTATAACTAATGCTATTACAAGCAGATGCTAAACAACTTGAATGGGTAGGGGCAACTTACCTATCTCAAGATCAGGTAGCACTAAAGGAGATATGGGATAGTGTCGATCAGCATACGGATAACCAACAAAGGTTCGGATTACCAAGTAGACTTGTCGCTAAAACATTCGTTTTCAGACTTATCTACGGAGGATCTGCATACTCTTATGCAAATGATCCAAACTTTAAAGACATTGGAAATGAGAAGTTCTGGCAAAAAGTCATTGACCAATTCTATGAAAAGTACTTGGGACTTCGAGAATGGCATACTAGGATTCTAGAACAAGCCAAAAGAGATAGGAAACTTATTATGCCTACAGGTCGTACATATTATTATGAACCTGAAGTTAAGTATAATAAAGTAGAATGGCCACGCACCAAGATCCTTAACTATCCAGTGCAAGGACTTGGAGCGGACCTTATGGCTATTGCAAGGGTAAGTTTAAGAAATAGATTATTAAATAAGGAGGGAGTAAAACTTGTTAATACAGTACATGATTCAATAATACTTGACTTTGATTCCAAAGTATGGGATAATATTAGTATAGTAAATTTAGTAGATAGATGTTTTAATGATATACCAGGTAATTTTAAAAAGTTATTTGGTAAAGACTTTAACCTACCCATGAGAGTGGAATGCCAAGTAGGATCCACATGGGGAAATATGGAGATTATACATGCAAATTACAGTGATTGACGTAACAGAAAATACAAAGAAATCTGAGAGTGGTAGAACTTTTCAACAGCTAGAAGTAGCTTATAAAAATGAACAAGGTCAACCTCAGTTAAAGAAACTCATTTCATTTAGCAACCCTAATGTATTTAAGGCAGCTAAAGAATGGGTTAAAGGTGATGTAGTGAATGTGACTACAGTTAAAAATGAAAAGACAGGCTACTGGGATTGGGTAGGCTTAGAAGGAGATGGAGTAGTGGCAGAAACTAAAACAGCAAGTGCTTCAACAGGAGCTAGAGTAACAGGATCTAACTATGAAACTAAAGAAGAAAGAGCAGCACGACAAGTGTTTATCATTCGTCAGTCTTCACTCTCTACTGCAGTTGAATTACTGGGTCAAGGTAAATCAGTTGACGAAGTTATTAGAGTAGCTAAACAATTTGAAGCTTATGTATTCTCTAAAGCTGAAGGTGTAGATGCTATTAATGAACTTCAAGATGATATTCCAGTCTAGGATTTAATATGAAAAAATGGGAAGTCTGGATTGTAAGAGCATTGCTAGCCTCTGGAATTATACTATGTTTACTTTCATGGTCAATGTTCTTTTCCAGACTTAACGCTAAAGAGTTAAAGTATTTACACTATAGATACAATGATAATGTAGTTATTACCTTATCTAATGTAGACTGTATGATCCCAGAGATAAAAGATTTATATCCTTGGTCTGCAATTGCTACACGAGTAGATGGTAATAGAATGATTGCATGTTACAAAGGTGAGGGAGAGAATGTTGTTATCCAATGGTATAAAGGTGATACTTCAACTTTCCCCGCCAATGTATTCTTGGTAGATCCTAATCAAGATAAAACTTATAAGAAAGTAGAACCTAGTCTATAATGCAAGCCCTTATTGATCAAGACTTATTATGTTATAGATGTGCAGCTAGTGCTGAGAATGATGATCTTAACATTGCCCTATATAGAATAGACGAACTGCTAGATAATATTCTTAATAAGACACAAGCCACCAGTTATAGAGCATTCTTAACTGGCCCTAATAATTTTAGAAAACAAATATACCCTGAGTATAAAGCTAATAGAGTAGCACCCAAACCTAAGCATCTAAGAGATTTGCAAGAATATAGTATTGAGAAATTAAGTGCTGAGTATGCACCTGAAACTCTTGAAGCTGATGATGCTTTAGCTATCTATCAAACTGATGATACAATTATTTGTTCTTTAGATAAAGACTTATTACAAGTACCAGGTAAACATTTTTCCTGGGAAATTAATGGTAAAGGTTGGACTAGACCTGATACATTCATAGAACAAACAGAGTTAGAAGGACTAAGACTCTTTTATAAACAATGTCTTAAAGGAGATACTTCAGATAATGTTAAAGGTATTGAAGGGTTGGGTGAGAAGAAAGCTAGTAAGTTACTTGCTGATTGCAGTAGCCATATCCAAATGTTTAACCAAGTAAGAGATTTGTATGGAAATGATGATGAGTTTATCATGAATGCAAGTGTGTTATGGATCTTAAGATCCTTAGATGATAACTGGAAGGATAGGTTTAGTGCCCTCATTCAAGAGTAAGTTAGAAGAAAAGGTATGGTCAGTATTAAAAAAAGAATTTCCAACGGTAAAGTATGAACCTCAAAGGTTTAAATTCATACAACCTGAAGTAGAAAGAACTTATATTCCTGACTTTAAAACAGGAAGAAGTAATGTATTCATTGAAGCTAAAGGCAAGCTTGATTTAGAAACACGAAAGAAGATGGTTTGGTTTAGAGATTCTAATCCTACTATCCGTATTATCTTTTTATTCATGAACCCTGATAACAAGATAACTAAACGAAGTAAAACAACCTATGCTATGTGGGCCACTGACAATGGTTTTGAATGGCTAGACTTTAGAAAGGATTGGTTAAATGCTTATAAGCAATTGTGTCGCAAATGAAGATGGGAGTTATGATTTTGATTTCCATGTAGATCCAGGAGAAGCAGCATTTCTAATGGATCATGCAATTAAAGATCTAATTCATCATGGTATTATTAATGTAAACCTTGGTCAAGCAGAACAAGAGTTTGAGATTCATAAAGAACTAGGAGGTTCAGTACAATGATTCAACTTCGATATTTGAAAGAAGGTAATAGCCCTTTACTCTTACAGTATAGACGTAACTTTATATTGTTTGCAACTAGATGGAAAGCAGTTACTACAAAGGTACAATAATATGAGTAAGATTCTTTTATTAGATATAGAGATGGCACCTAACGTGGCTCATGTATGGGGTATATGGGATCAGAACATTGGTCTTAACCAACTACGAGAGTCTTCATATGTCATGTGTTATGCGGCTAAATGGCTTGGTGATAAGAAGATGATATTTGATTCTGTTAAGAAATCTGGAGATAAGAAGATGCTTGAGGGTATCCATAAACTCTTAGATGAAGCTGATGCTGTTATTCACTACAATGGTAAACGCTTTGATATTCCATCTCTTAATAAAGAATTCTTATTACATAATATGTTTCCTCCTGCACCATTTAAAGAGATTGACTTACTTACTGTAGCTAAGGGTAGATTTAGATTTGTATCTAACAAACTAGATTACGTTGCACAGTCATTAGGTTTAGGTAAGAAGACTGAACACAGTGGTCATGAGTTATGGGTACAGTGTATGGCAGGTATCCCTAAGGCATGGAAACTTATGGAAGAGTATAACAAGAACGATGTTATTCTTTTAGAGAAAGTCTATGAACGCTTTAAACCTTGGATTAGAAATCACCTTAATAACAATGTGATTAATGGTACGACTGATTGCTGTCCTACATGCCAGTCTAAGAACATACAGAAACGTGGGTTTAACATTACTACAACAAGTAGATATCAACGATATCAATGTCGTGATTGTGGTAATTGGTTTAGAGATGGTACAAACCTTAAACCTAAGGGTTCTCAGAAATTGGTAAATGTATCATGATGCCTAGTGCTTGGCTAATTAAAGAGTTTGATAGCAAAGGGAATTTAGTTTGGTATGGCTTACTTATGAGTGAGCCTACTGAACTTAGTTGGCTTAAAGATCTTAAAAATAAACAACATAACCTAGAGATTATACCATTGATTCCTGATGAAAAAAACATTAAACGTGTTAATAATACTAAAAAATATGATGCTAAAAAGTTAGCGGAGGCTCATGGTGGCCTCTAAAAAAACAATAATGAATAAAAGATACCTTCGCAAACTATATGAATGCTTTAAGGATCTTCCACCCTTCAACGAGTTACGCATGCCACCTAGTCGTAAGGTTACCTTTGAAGTAACAGATGCTAATGATTACATGGGTCTATTTATTCCTGAACCAATGCGTATACAAATCAGTACTTTAAACGAAACCTTTTATCAAATCTGTGAAACTATGTTACATGAGATGGTACATGTGTATTTCTACTATAATCATCATAAAGACTATGATCAGCATAGAAAGAAATTTAAAGATATGTCAGATGAAATATGTGAGATTTTATTAGTAAGTCGTGAACATTTTGTTTGACAAGTATATAATAAAATGTTATAATAATAGCTAAGGAGATAACTTAATGAGTGCATTAGATAAACAAATTGGTGGTCAGCATTATAAAGGCTTTAAAATTCAACCAATTCAATACATTACGGCTAATAATATACCATATATTGAGGGTAATATCATCAAATATATCAGTAGATGGCGTGATAAGGGTGGGGTAAATGACTTAGATAAGGTCATTCACTATGTGGAACTGCTTAAGGAGGTAGAGATTGACAAGTCAGAACGAAATAACAGGTGCGAGACTAGTATCAAAGACTCTCTCAAAAGAGGGGCAAGAAAACTGGGATCGTATTTTTGGAAAACGGATAAAGGAACAGAAGTTGAATACACAGGATATGACAGAGTACGAATTAAATAAATCTACTGGTGAAGTTCAAAAAGTATATAAAGTTGATACTATTGGACAGAACGGAAACAATGGCGAT